GATATTTCGTTCAATGTGATCACAGGTAGCTTTGACTGTATGATTGATGGCAAAGTCTTAAAGTCACAGGGTCATTTGCGAACGTTCTACGCCAGTGTGATTAGTAAATGCAATTATAATAAGCTACATGTAAACAACGAAGTCTTAAACATTTACCTAGATGCAATATCCATAAGAAACAAACGAAACCCTGTTAAAGACTGGATACATAGCGAGCGTTGGGACAGAAAAAATCGCATATCTGAAGTCTGCAATGCTATAGTGACCTTTGAATCCGATGATTACCTTAAAAATATACTGATTACAAAGTGGCTCATCAGTGCATATGCAGCCGCTGTGAGAGAGGATGGAGACGGTTTTAGAACAAGAGGTGTTCTGGTATTTCAGGGTAATCAAGAAGCAGGGAAGTCCACGTTTTTCAGAGAGTTGGTGGGCGGACACCTTGACTGGTTTGCCAACGGATTGACGTTGAATGCAGAGCAAAAAGACAGCCTCTTAATAGCAAACAGCGTCTGGATAGCAGAACTGGGAGAAATCGAAAATACAACAAAGAGAAACCTACCTGCACTAAAAGCATATCTTACAAACAACAAGACCGAAGTCCGTCTGCCATACGCTAAAAAGCATGAAACTATCTGGAGAAGAACTGTCTATTGTGGTGATGCCAACAATCCAGAATTTCTCTTTGATGAGACTGGAAATACAAGGTTTTGGTGTATCTCAGTCAAACAAATATCCAGCATAAAGGAAATCAACATGCAGCAAATGTGGGCGGAGGTGCGAGTTTTATACGAAAACGCCGTAGCAAAACAAGACAACTATATCTGGTGGTTATCTCCTAAAGAGATGGAGCTACTGAATGAAAGTAACAGTAAATTCGAGGTTAGCGACAGCATAGATGACTTGATCAGGAGCAGGCTAGACTGGAAGACAGACAGCAGTTTTTGGAGGGGCAGGACGGTTACCGATATTTTGATGGAGTGCGGGATTAGAGAGCCTTCCGTTTCTCAGAAAAAGAAGGCAGGACATCTACTTAGAATCCTACTCAAACTAGAAAAAGCACCCAAAAAAGATAATTACGGAGCAATATATTACAAAGTTCCATCTGTAAGAGATAACTACGACCAGCAAACCCACGTAGGAGGGGATGATGACTAGTTTAAGATTTAAGACGATAGATGCCATCATGAAAAGTCTGGAGAGGTTCAGTTTTCCTGATCTGGTAGAATACACTGTGAGAAAGTATGTCATTGAACACAAAGTAGATACCTACGACAGATTGTGGAATGTGATCGAGAGTTTGAGCATAGATATGAGTTATTTTGGTCAGTTAGACGATGAGCAAATAGTGCTGATGTGCGATAGACTTGTCGATGAACTAGGAATTGCCGATGGCGATGAGTGATTTAGAGAAATATAAAAAAATATAAGGGGAGATTTCATGGATAATGAAAAAAAACAAGAAACGAGTATAATAACTCAGTTCGGACACGAGATATTCGGCGGAGTCCGAGTAGTAGAAAGAGAAAACGAACCGTGGTTCGTAGGTAAGGATGTATGTGATTGCTTGGGATATAGCAACTCCAGAGAGACAATCTCAAAGCTGGATGAAGATGAAAGAGATTGCGTCAGAATTTCTGACGCAATCGGTCGGGGACGAGAAACAATAATCATCAACGAAAGCGGTCTGTATACTCTCATCATGAGAAGCAGTAAACCAGAAGCGAAAGCCTTTAGAAAGTGGGTTACATCAGAGGTTCTGCCTTCTATCAGGAAAAAAGGAGGGTATATGTCCCCTCAGCTGACAGAAATGCTTCAGAACACAACAAATCTAGTAGAGTCATTTCATAAACGGCTCGAGAATATCGAGAACAATCATGGATTTAGACGCTACAATAACCAACCCAGCCACAAGAACGAAATGTATGTCTTAATCCTAAATTCCTACGACTGGGAAAAAAAATATCCAAAGGGTGTATAATTTTTATACACCCTTTGGGAGAAATATAAAAAACATAATGTACTACATTATCTCAACATTTCTGCGAAATTTTGCTCGTCAAACGAACTACGATGTAATTCAAAAGCAATACAAAGCAATTCCATAGCGAGCTGCTTTTATTTTTCTAATGAGTTACGAAATGTGATGGTATGCATTACCTGTTGACCTCAAAATATGATGTCCATTGCCCGCAACCTGTCAGACTCTGTGAAATTGTTCAATATTTATAATGTCCGTGACTATATTCCTTGACACCAGATGGTGATTTTTAAATTTTGTCATCATGGCTTTCTTTTTGGTGATAGATGATAGATTTGATTTGATAGAGGCTTCGAAAATAGGTTTTCAATATTTGTTAGAAAATAGTTTTAGGTGGTTTATGGAGGGTTTATTAAGAAATAATGCAATGGCAGAGCGACTTGGGATGACACCTTCTGCATTTGCAAAGGGTGTGCGGACTGGTCGTTTTTCTGTGGCTATGCGAGATGACAAGGGAGTTCCATTGTATGACCCTGCTGTTGTGGTATCAGAATACGAAAAGACAAAAACAGCTTCTGAGATACAAAACCGAGCGAGGTTTATGCCGAAGGAGAGACAAGGAGGTCGCCCAGCGGGAACAGCTAGGCACAGCGAGGAAAAATCAAGAAGCGAAGACCAATTTATGCAGATTAAGCTTGCCGATGCTGGTTATAGTGCAAGATTGAAGGAACTGGAATATAAGCTTCGTAGTGGTGAATTGATTGAAAAAATACTAGTCTAGAAGCAAGGAGCGGAATTAGGCGAGATTATGAAAGGTGTTATCGAGTCGTGGCCTTCTCGTATGGCACCTGAGTTTGCTGGCATGCAGGGTAAAGATGAGCACGATTTTCGTATAAAGCTGGAAAAAGAGTGTAATAAACTGATTATAGAGATAATGAATAGATGCGGAGTTCTCGAAGAAGAGTGATATGAGTTTGGATGACAAGCCGTTTTGGAAGGGCGTTTTTTCTGTATTGAAGCCTTTACCTCTGCTCAGTTTGTCTGAGTGGTCGGATAGATTTAGGATTTTGAGTGGTGCAGGAAGCAGTGAAAAAGGAATGTGGAGAAATGATCGTACTCCGTATTTAATGGAGATAATGAAAGAACTATCGCCGCAGAGTCGCACGAGAGAAGTTGTTTTTATGAAAGGGATTCAAATCGGAGCTACAGAGATGGGTCTAAACTGGGCATTGTATACGATGCACCTCCGCCCAGGTCCATTTCTGTTTTTAATGCCTACCGATGGTTTGGTGTCTGGTTTTTCAAAACAGAGGTTCAGCCCGTCACTAGAGCAGTGCGATTTTCTTCTGAGTAAAATAGTAAAAAAACACGGCAAGAGTTTGACAGAAATAGTGTATCAAGGTGGCTATATTTCATTGAAAGGAGCGAGTAGTCCGAATGCTTTATCGTCAAATCCTTTTCGTGATATAGTCTGTGATGAGATAGATAGATATTTGATTTCTGTGGGTGACGAAGGTGACCCAATCGGACTGATTAAAAAGAGGATGTCAACATTTCCCAATGGAAAGATATTTTGTATATCAACACCGACAATGCAAGAGACATCGAAAATAAGTGAACTTTACCAGNACAGTGATCAGCGAGTTTATATGGTTCCCTGCCCTCATTGCTCAGGTCATTCTGGTGTTCCTGATAATGGATTTTTTGAGATTAAGTTTGAGCAGCTGCGTTGGACGAGGGGTGTTTATAGTGATGTGAAATTATATTGTCCGATTTGTGGTGAGGGAATACCTGAATATCATAAAACAGATATGCTGGCAAAAGGAAAGTGGGTTGCACAAAATCCGGGACATCAGCGGGCAGGATTTCACCTGAGCACCTTGTACAGTCCTATTGGATGGTATTCTTGGGAGAAGGCTACAAGGGAGTTTGACGAAGCTGGGCAGAATGCTCAAAAAATACAGGTTTTTATTAATACTATTTTGGGGCTGCCTTATGAAGAAGATGGGGAGAAAGTCGCTGAGGAATATCTGCTTCGTAGGGCTGTGATGTATAACGCAGAGGTGCCAAATGAAGTAATGCTACTGACGATGGCTGTGGATGTTCATACGAATTTTCTGGAAATAGAAGTAGCAGGCTGGGCACGCGGTGAACGTAGGTGGGGTATATTACACAAACGGATGGAGGGACCGACCTATAATATTCAAGGTGTGGAACATGGTATTCCTGCAATCTGGCGAGAACTTGACGAATTTCGTTTGCGTAGGTTTAAGAGAGAAGATGGAAAACTTATGAGTATTTCTTGCGTGATGATAGATAGTGGCGGTGCTGAAGCT